TAATAGCATCAAAATTCAACAAGAAATACTGTGAATTGATTTATCATACAGATTATGGTAGTGTTAATAATCTCAGTAATTTTGGTTTGCAAAACATCCCTTATCACATGGGTGTGTATCCTATCTTTAATCCTGCTTTAATGGTGATGTTTGGTCCAGAATATTATAATTATCATTTATACAAGAAGAAATTCGGAGAACTAAATGATAAGGAAAGAGTGTTCTTCATTGCATCTCACAAAATAATTAAAGGTGGGTTAGTGGAGACACTAGCAGAATTTGAAGATGGAGACACTATTCTGGGTGGATTATTAAGGATTGAAGCTAACCTTGGGCCCATAAAACAATTACAGAGGATTAGAGCTAATTGCAGGTATGGAAAAGAATTTCTTGAGGAAGAGATAAAAAACAACCCTCTTCTGATAGTTAAGAGACCTGAATCTAAGACAGAGGTTATATTTAGAACAGTGCACAAATTGTACACAAAGGGTGCATCTGAAGCAATGAAAAACATAGCAGCATCTATATATTATGGCAGAGTTGCAGCTAGTGTTAGTGCAAACGCATATTATATACCAAATCATATAACAGAGTCAACAACTTATAGAGCCTGCTTGGATAAACTTATCTCTGAGAAAACTGATATTAAGAATTTGGATGATCATATTAGGTTTTTATACCCAAGACATTCTGAGTATGAAGCTTTTTTTGATCTAGAAAATGTGAAATTAGTTTTTTCAAAGAGAAATCCATTTGAAATTCAAACTGTCCAAAGCTTATCAACTCACAGAATACACACAAAGCTAAATCTGAGTGTACCTGAAATATTGGAGTGTTTGTGGTTGAAGAGAAGAATAAAGGAAGGAGATGAATCAAAATTTAGAAGGGATGTTGACATAATAACAGTTTTCTTCCCACTAATCAAACCCACCTTGCAAGAAACTCTCAATCAGTTTGGTGGTGAAGAGAAAGATAAACTCAAATCATTATTGCTGTTGATACTTAAAATTTTCTCATTAAGAGATAGAACATTTAAAGGGGTTATTTTTGGAATGTCTTCAAATGACTTATTTAAAACTTTTGACACTCTCACAGAACAAAATTCTTCTATTGGTTACAGGACACAGCTCACCTCAGATGGAGAAAAACATAACATTGGTTACATATCATATGAACCAGTATATTTAGCACACAATCACCAGATTTTATCAAATTTTTCTAATGACTCAAACATATCATTGATGTGGGATAAAATAGATGAGAGAGTGTTTGATATTTTTCTAGCTGACAACAATGTAAACAGGAACACAAAAAAACGAGTTTTTATGTGTTTAGCAAGTGTGGGTAAATTATATGATATTGAGTCATGGACTAGAAGGACAGGCATTATTTTACATCATTGGATTGTGAGACAAAAGTTTGATGGACGATATACTGGTGACTATAAAATTGTCTTTTACTCTGGTGATGAACAAATGATTTTTGAATCTTTTAGGGGCACAATATTCATAAAGAAGACAAGCAATTTAGTGGATCCAGAAAGGTTATGGTCTTTTTTCTCAGAATTTCTTGATGTGATGTCAATAACATGGGAGGATGTTGAACCTAAAATAGGTAGAGGAAACTATCATAAAGTTGATATGAGAATAAATAGGTCTGTTAATAACATGGGTTTCAATATTAGTCTCATCCGAGTTAATGAAGTTGTTGCCTTTGATGATTGTGAATTGGACGTTGATGATAAGAGGACAACTTTGATAAGCTCACTAGACACTAAAATGTTCTCTGTTGAAACTGGACTAATAAACACTTTTGCTCTTTGTTCTGATGATGATGATTTTGAAGTGTTTGGGATGAGATTTAAACATCTTTGTGAGATGGGGATATTTAATCAGAATTTCTCATTATTATTCAAGGAGAGATCTTTTTACATACAATTTCTGACTAGTTTGGATGTTGCTAAACCTTTTATATCTAATGAGACAATAAACAAATTAAATCTGAGAAATTGGGAGAACATCAAATCTGGAGAAGAAAAAGAAAGCTTTGCACTAGATGATTTCAGTAGCTTTATGACAGAACTTATTGAATACCCCGTGGAAGATTTGCCCATAATCAGTGATGGGGAAAGAATGGATGATATCATTGATTTCTTAATAGGATCGGAGGTAGTGAATTCAATGCAAACCACTCATAAAATACAGCACACAAGAAGAATATTAAAGATATGTCAGAATGTTAAATAAG